AACCTCCGTGAGCCTGGTTTTTCAATCTTGTATTGTTCGTATAAAGCAGGGTTTTCAAACTGGAATGCCTTGCTGTCAAAGCTCTTGGTAGACTTGGATTGCTTCCAGCTCACCAGAACCTCGCCAGACGGTGCAATGATCTCGCCCTTCTGTTGCATGTAATTTTGCAACATCAACTGAGCACGTTCTTCCTGATCTTCCAGTGTCTTGATGTTGTCCTTGATAACCTTGAGCTGCTGCACAACCTGCTCGACGGCTGCATTAGCTATGATCTGCTCATCGGTAGAGCGTGAGTAGACCAGTTTAGCTTGCTCGACCGTCTCCGGTGTTGGCAGATCTCCCACCTGGCACAGCGCCCACCACTTAGCGGCTTGCTGTATGAAGTCGGTTTTCATTGCATCGTCGACATCGACCCGCCAATGGCGAAACCGTTGACCACCGAACAGTACGGCAAAATGGACATGAGGTACTCCAAAGACCGTTGCCTCGTGTACGCATTGTATAAAGTCAGCAGCAGGTAATCTGAGTTCAGTGTCAGGCTCAGAGTACTTGTTGATAGTCGAAGCATTGTAGTTCTTGACTTCAAGGAGACCGCCATCGGCAGTGACAAAATCGGTATGCGCCCGAAGCCACTGCTCAGACGGATGGATTCCAGGTAAGTCGAAATCTCTAACGCCAATGCCTGTCGTGTCCTCAAAGATCTTGCCAATGTAGGGCTGCATAACATGCCCCATCTGCACCACTTCTACCTCGGAGAGATCAGCGATTTCTTTCTCGCCGCGCTTCTCCAAGATTACATCAATTAGATGCCCAGTGACGGCTCTGCGGCTGTCACCGGACCACCATGCTGAACGTCTCTTCTCAGGTGTAAAGTCCGAGTCGTGTGTCATGTGAATAGTCCCCAGTGTTTAAGGTCTGCTCGACCATTTCCTTGCGTGCCCACTTCAGATCATTTTTCGCGTGATCTAACGTGGTTATGAGATCCGTGATAATGGCGATTAAGTCGCGTTCGCCATATTGGATGTCAACTCTGAAGAGGCGCTGCTGCATCTGAGCAATAGCATCCTCAAGATACTCGATCTTTTTTAGGCTAAGGTTGATGTCAGTCATGTCGCTACCTCCGCAGCTATATAGACATATGATAGTAAGCGTGTCAACAGGGTTGCATCACTTCATCGGATTTGCTATTAAGATGCACTCATCAATGGAGGCGTAACATGAGTCTAGAGATCAGAAAAACCTTATCTTTTTCCGAAGAAATGTGGGCAGAGGTGTCAGATTGGCGCTGGCGTTCTCGCATCAATACTGAGAGCGACAGCATCCGTAACCTGTTAGCTGCCGGCTTACACTATTACAAGCTCATGGAAGATCCACAGTTCGCACAGGCCGAGGGCCAAGCTGCAGAGCGATTGGCTAATGCTGACGCTCGTTGAGCTGCTAGTCATGGTTGGATGGGCGCGGAGCAAATCAGAGGCTCGGCGTCACATCCAGTCAGGCGCGATCAGGATCAATGACGTGAAGGTCACTGACGTTGACCGATTCATTTATCAAGAAGATTTTATGAAGCGAGGAGAGATTGGCAGTGACTTACAAGATCAAGAGCTGGCATCAATTCCAGCACTTCAAAGATCGCAAGCCACCTTGGATCAAGCTCTATCGTGATCTTTTGGATGACGTAGACTGGCACGATCTAGATCCTAAAGCAGCAAAACATCTGGTCATGATTTGGTTGGTTGCCAGCGAGTACGATGGCGAGCTTCCCGACATGAAGACGCTTGCCTTTCGGCTTAGGGTTCCAGAAAACGAAGCAAAATCAATCGTCTCAAAGCTGTCTCACTGGTTGATACAAACTGATATCAGCGTGATATCAGAGCGATATCAAGTTGATAGTCTAGAGATAGAGACAGAGAAAGAGACAGAGAGAGAGGTAGAGGGCAAGCGAGAGACAAAACGCGCTACGCGCTTACCCGACACTTGGCATCCGAGGGCCGAGGATGGGCTCGACAATCTGGAACTCGCCAAATTCAGAGACTACTGGAGAGCAGTACCAGGACAGAAAGGCACCAAGCTCGATTGGGATGCGACATGGAGGAACTGGCTACGCACTGCCGGAAAATCACCGACCAACGCCAAGCCTAGCGTCGAAGTCAGAACGGGACCAAGGAACGTGTTCAAACCAGAACCGGAAACGCCTCAGCTCACCGAGGAAGAAAAGGCTCGGCGGCGTGAGCAGGTAGATGCCGTTTTAAAAGGCCTCTGGAGGCCCTCCAGCGGCCAAGAATGATTTTTTAATATCGGACATCATCCAGACAAAAAAAGACCCTCTCAGGCAGCCGCTGGAGGCGAATGTCGAGAGGGCCAAGTCACATTAGGAGGAAAACCTGTCGGAACAAGGAGAAAACCGACAGGGAAACATGACCAAGTTGTCAGAACTCCAACAACTGGTCAAGGGCTTGTACTGCGTCAGCTTCCGTGACGTAGCAATAATCGGGATCGAGGAACAAGGTATCACAATAGAACTCGAACAGGGCAGGGTTCACAATCTCGCAAGAGCTGTCCCTTGGCTTGTCGGGCGTTAATTCTACTAGTTTTTTCAATGCTTTAATCTGTTCCTCGGTAATCATTAGAACTCTTCCTCTTCTTCTTCTTCCTCGTCCTCTACTTCCTCAGCTTCGACGGATGTAGAGACGTAGGTCCAATCATCGTCTTCGGTTTCATATTGTGCAAATTCAAAGGCTTCCGAAAGGCTTTCGGCTTCGATTTCGATAACGTAGGTGTCCTGCGCCCAAATCGTATAGGTTTTCTCGGTCATGTCTAAAGCTCCACATAGTGAAAAGGATTGCCCCTATTGGCAACGCTGACACTATCATGGCCTCGTATAACGCCGATATGACATCATCAAACATTGTTAGCCTCCACAATGTCGGGAAGCCCTAAAGCCTCCCTAATCCGTTCCATTGCCTCGCAAATATCTCCCCATTGGTTGTCATAAGTCTCGTCGCCTTCGGGAATCAGATCTTCCCGGTAAGCCCATAATGCTTGCCAGATTGTGTCAATGTCTTTCTGAGTGTTCATTGTCGCGGTTCCTTTTGTGATGGTAGGGGCAAGCATAGCGCCTGCCCCTTAATGATTGGTTAAGCAGAATAACTAAAACGAGCCTTGCCTTGTTTCTCGACAATTTGTTCAATATCAAAACCTCTTGGGATATAACGGTTTATGATATAAATTTCATGTTCGCCATCATCCAGTTCATCGGCTCGCGTGATAGCGGCAACTCGATCAGCAAGGTCTGGAACCCATTGCGAATAATAAACTACTTGTTCAGCTTGTATTTTAAGCGCTTTTTCTTTTGTCATTTTAAACATTTTTTCTCTCCTGTTAAAGATTGCTCTACATGGCAATCTATGATGCAGTGCTGTAACACACTGCACTGTAGATTGTCAAGCAGTGTTAGAAATTGTCGTTGACGTATTCCAAGAGCTTCTCGATTGCGCTTTTCATGTCGAGCTGATCGACATTGATGAGGTTAGTGAATAGTCTCACGAAAGAGCTATCCTCTAACAAGACGCTACGGTCTATTAAGGTCTCACCTTCAACCATGCTCATCATATAGCTTGCTACGCCTAAATTTCATCTTATCTCTCCTAATGTTGGTATCGTTTTTGCTATCTATATATAGCTATCTACTAGCTATACTGTAGATACTATATACTATGATGTTATGATGCAAATATAATAATTAGGTGTATCTATATTATAATTAGATACCTACTTAACCCTTCCCCTCTTTCAATGGATGACAGAGAGTCAGTCACTTCCCGCGCGCTGTCATTATTTTGACATGGTGTTTCACATGAAACATATGGTCCATCTAATACTTTGGGCTAATGTCAAATCCTTGACAGATGCTTGCTATCTTACATAGTCAGAATATTGACTAGTGTCATGTTATTGACAGTGTCAGAATACCGACATAGGCCAGCTGACTTGACCAATCGATGGTCCACGGGGGTGGCTGGAGCGTGCACCCCACATGTCGTTCCCCCCAAAAATTATTTTGGTTTGACAATCAGTAGATCAGGGATTACATCAGACAAGCGGGGTAGAGAAACAGTAACTCGCCAGCCTCATAAGCTGGAGATTGCGGGTGCGACTCCCGCCTCCGCAACCAGACTACTCGCTTGAAATGAGGACAGTGGGCCGGATTGTCTCGGTCGGCGGGCTTCGCAAGCTCTCATAGCTCAACTGGATAGAGCGTCGCTCTACGAAAGCGAAGGTTTCACGTTCAAATCGTGATGAGAGCACCATCAACAGAAGGGACGCTGAGATGGCATCAGGTGGACACATACGGGCTGAAGAGCCTAAGAATGAGCGTCAGTTTCATTGCCCGACGGAAATGGTAACGCATCTGGAGAAAGTGCTGAAGGGCGAGTATAACCTTCCCATAACTGAGGCTGACGTTGAGGGTGAACCTTTGACCGTGTTGGACGTGGGTGCCAATTGCGGGGCATTTACGGTGTTTGCCAAAATGAAGTGGCCCAATTGCAAGGTCAGTGCCTTTGAACCTTTGCCGGCCAACTTTGAATACTTGAGGGCCAATACAGAGGGTTTAAAGGACGTTACCCTGTTTATGTACGCCTTGGGAGATCCTGAAAGGAACCGGCTCTACCTTGGCAAGCATAATCCTGGCGAGTGCAGCCAATACCAGAGCTTTGAACAGAAAGACGAGTATGTTCAGATTGACGTTATTAAGCCTGAGAAGCTCGACAGCTTTGACATTGTGAAGTTGGATTGCGAGGGTGCCGAGGTCTACAATCTGGCGCGGCTGGATCTGTCGCAGACCAAATATGTGATGTTTGAATACCACGGTGAGCGCAACCGGCGTGCGTGCGACGAGATAATGTTTGCTAATGGGTTTGTGCTGTACAGCATAGATGTAACCTCTGTCGGTTACGGTGTCGCCAAATATCAGGC